CTATTTGTTATTAGATGTCGTACTCTTACTCAATACTAATTTTACAAGCCAGATGCCGCCATTAATCAGCAACGGCAAAACAAACTTATCTCGAATAGCATTCCAGCCACTTTCGGAAGCGGCCTGAGCCTGTACCTGCTCAACAAATTTGTCAGCCATTGCTTCAATAGCTGACATTCCTTCATTGCTCAAGCTTTCGATAATTTGCTGTTTTGCTGCTTCCACAACGTCGTTTGCATCAAATGCTGCTACTACTCCATCTCTTACTTCTGTCCATTTGCTCATAATTCAATCCTCCATTCTAATGATGTCATATAGTAAAAACGGAGATAATCACCACCTTTCATAACGAAAGAGAAATGATCACCTCCAGTTCTACTGCAAACTGCATTGATAGTCTGTTACACCTCTGGCAATAGCCGCGGCAAGGTCGTCATATCTATTAACAAGAAGGTCAGCGTCTTCGTCATTGTCGATAAAGGCCGTTTCCACGAGTACTGCCGGCATATCGGTATGGCGGAGTACGATGAGTCGAGGCATTTCTTTGACGCCTCTATCCACCGTGCCCAGGGCACCAACAATCTGGGACTGGATGCACTGTGCAAGGTTTCCACCATCGGATAAGCGCCTGTAACATTCGACTTCTGTTCCGCGCGCCTGTCCGTTTGCCGCATTGCAATGGATGGATACAAAGACGTCGGCTTCCCAGTTATTCGCATCATCGCATACCGCGATAGGGCGGTCATCATACTGGCTGTCATAGTAGAGATTGTCAGACTGCAAAATCCGGCATTCACAGCCGGCCGCTTCGAGATATTGTTTCACCTTGGCGCCGATTTTTGCGGCTACATCACACTCTCTGAGGTCTACAGTACCATCCGGATTGGTATGTACGGCGCCGCTGTCATACTCTAAATCGTGGCCGGGATTAATGTACACTTTCATTTTTGGTTCTCCTTTTTCGTAGCGGCGGTCTTGATATTGCCACCGATGTAACCGAGCAGGCCAGATGCAATGCTCATAGCCAGCTCGTTTTGCTCATAAAAAATGGCCAGTATCAACGCTACGACGAGCCCGATAATGACCGTTAAATCCACAATATTGATTTTATCAATCATAGGCATCACCCCTTGTATGTCACTTCACCCTTTCCGTCAGGTCATCCAACCGGTGATGCGCAGACTTCGCCGATTCTTCCACTTTTGCCAGGCGTTCTGCCATGTTCTGCCTCTTTTCCTCGACTCCGCGGATATACGCCTGTGTGCTCTCAATGAGCTCCCGAAGCTCCTGGATAGATGCAGACAATGGCTTGATGACGGCATAATTAAAGATGACACCACACAAACCCAGGATACCTACAATGACGCCGGCCATCTGTACAAGCGATTCCATTACGTACCCCCGTTCTGGTTTGCATCCATAGAATTATCCATAGTAGTCGCTGTATCTTCATCTGCCTTATACGCAATGCAGTCTTTATTTGTACAGCTTCCATCCGTTTTTAATTCGCTACCGCAGTACTGGCAGTATTTTTTTCGTTTCCAAAATGCCATTATGCTTCAACCCCTTCCACTGCTTCTTTATAGGCCGCCGTCATGTCTTTATAGTCCTGCTGGATGCTTGCTACGGCATCCGTATTGCCTGCAAGTTGTGCCGCCTGCAACGCCGTCAGCATTTCCGACTTGTTCGCTTCATATTCATAGGCAAGGGCCGCCTTTTCTGCTGTGGCTTTTTCTTCTGCTGTCGGTTCTGGAGCAACATACGGTGCAAAAGTTCCATCTGCCTGCCGGCAGTATTCCTGCCTGTCCTCATTATTGCCAAGCAGGTTATTGTAGTCTTTTGAGCTGACAAAAACGTATCCTTGTTTCAGTAATTCATCGACATCGACAGAGCCATTGGTAATGCTGCCATCATCGTTGACATAATAATGAACGTTGGCAGCATACGTCGCACCGCGCCGCCCGTCGTCGCCGAATTGAATTAAATAATCTTTCATGTGGTATCCTCCTGTTATCAATAATTTATGAGGTGGTCATATGAGAAAACCTAATGGGTATGGGTCAATTAAACGTCTCTCTGGTGCTCGGAGGAGGCCGTTTGTTTTTGTAGTATCGGAGCATGGCAGGCAGAAGCCAGTTGAATACTTCGCAACACAGGTCGAAGCTGAAATATTTGCGGCTGATTATAATAAGATCCATACGAATCGCTCCCTTCCTGGTCACAAAATTACACTGGCTGAACTGTATCATCGCTGGCTCCCACGCCATATCGATGATACCCGGCCGTCACAATCTACGTTGGACAGCTACCACAATGCCTATCAGCATTTATCAACGCTCCACGGGATGTCCGTCGAGGACCTGCACTATGCAGATTATCAGCGAATCATTGACGACATGCGCCGTCACGGGCTGTCGTACAGCAGCGTTAAAAAAGTGCGTTCGCTTATTTCGCTTCTGCTCAAATATGCAGATAAAATCGAACTTTCTACGACAAATTACGCGCCGCTGCTCTCTATTGGTCGTAATCGACCGGTCCGGCCACATCACACATTCAGTCGGCAGAAAATCAACCGGCTATGGGCATCCGTGGATTGTCCAGGCGTCGATACTGTCCTTATCCTGCTCTACACTGGTATGCGTGTCGGCGAAATGCTACAGTTACAAAAATCGGACGTGCATCTGCGTCAATGTTATATCCGCATCACACGGAGCAAAACGGCGGCCGGTATCCGCATCATTCCGATACATCATCGCATCCTGCCGCTTATCGAAGCGCGCATGATATGTCCAGGTGATGCGCTTATCTGTGATGATATGGGACATTCCTATAACTATTGCCGGTACTGTACGATTTGGCGTACTGTCATGCATCGCATCCATTCCGATGGACATACAACGCATGACTGCCGGCATACCGTCGCAACGCTATTAGACAATGCCAGTGCCAACGAAACGTCAAAGCGTAGGATTTTAGGGCATGCCGGCGGCGATGTCACGGAGCGTGTCTACACTCATAAAAGCCTACGCCAGCTCCGTAAATGCATCGAGCTGTTGAAATGATTGTTACTATTGCGATACTATACGAGCCGCCAGCGGTTACAGAAAATACAACTACTGCGCGGCTCGACTGCTGTTACTATTGATACTTTAAAAATTAGATAAATCCGCACCTATAGATAGTTTTATTGGATGCTGATTGCCGATGGTACTGTTATCTTCACCATTCTCATTTTACTAAATATTTTTGAAAATTTACCGTTTCTCCATTTGATTTACATGCTTTTTCAGCTCATCATATAACTGCCTAATGAGTGTATCGCTAAAATGCACATCGTAACTTTTGGCCACTGCGTTCATCGCAAGTATGGCATAGCTCACTTCATTATAAACATTACATGGATTGCCTTTATCATAATCATCTGTGCATAGCATTAAATACATAGATTATTCCATTTTATTCACTTCCTTTCGACAGTGGGGAGAAAAGGCAAGTCCAATAACTTTCCCCCTGACATGGAGTGCAAGTGATAGTTATAAATTTGTAGGTATTCACAGAAGCTCACAACAACATAAAATTATTCCAATTTATGGTGCATATGATGGAATGTATCAATACTTTGATTTGTGGAATGCCGAAGGCGGATATTATGATTCAAGGGCCGGTGAGATTCTTTGGATAGCAGTAGGCTATTGAACAGTGGGGAAATAATTCCCACGGATGGGTATCGTTCCCGATAATGTTTCCAGTTTTGTTTGATGGATATTGGGGAAGTCAATTTAGAATTCATAGATTCAGCAACATCTCTAATTCCAAATTCAAATTTGACACATATGATATTTCTAGTGGTAAATCTAATGTAGATAGCAGCTATGATGGAATGTGGCTTGCTATAGGCATTTAGACAGTGGGGAAAATGTAATAGTGATACAATTCAAGGTTACCCAATTTCCTTCAACGAAGAGCCTATTGTTTTAGGGATACATTATGGAGGCCAAGCAAATGTTAATATCATATCATCAGGATCATTAGGTGATGCCGCTTTAGCGAATTGCTTTTTTTACCATTCAAATTACAACGGTAAAGTGCAGGTTAATTGGATAGCCATAGGTCTATAGGCCAATAGCTATCCAGTATGCATCCATGGTTACATCATTATTACTCCCGACATCAAGCGTAAAGCCCCCTAACGTGTCATTTTCCCTGGGCTTGGAGTCATAAAATGCTGTTCCTTGGTGATTTGTAATAATCAATCGATACGATGTAAACATTATCGGGAACGATACCCATCCGTGGGAATTATTTCCCCACTGTATAATTAGACCGTTTGCCCACTTCGCGTATCCATTTGTTGCCAGATTCGCTGCCACGATTCCTCCGCAGTTCTGCGCATTGGCTGCAATTGTTTGTCTGACCGTGGCGGCATCTGCATCGTCTAAAATAGTCCTGGCAAATGCAGACAAATCGGCCAGACTGGCCGCCGATGCGCCGGTGAAATACGGCAGTTTATTCGCTGCCGGTGTCACCCCGGCCATGGCCAGCAGGGCATTGGCCAACGTGATAGGGATAGTGACATCTCCTGTACCATCAAAGCTCTGTGCAGTCGCGTTCAACCCTGTTCCCGATACGTTAAGGCTGCGCGCCGTCTTTAATTTCGTGGCACTGCCGGCATTACCTGCAATGCCATTGGCATGGGCAGATGAATCTTTTTCATGGTTGGATTCCTTTGCACTGGCTGCTTCGATGCTCTCTTTCAGCCGTTCGTCGTTGGAAAATAATTGGCTCGCCATATCATTTTCCAACTTTGCGTGTACCGGGTCGCTTGTGATGCGCTGCGGGAAGCCGTCTGTGTTGAATGCCAGGGAATTATCGATACCCTCAGTCGGCCGATTCTGGTTGTTGATTATTTCCGGGAAATCTGTTTTCCATTTATCCAGGTAATTCGCCATTTTATTTACCACTCCATTCCGTCATACTGGTTCCGTATGTATACGTACCATCAAAATTAATTTTTCCATTCCAGGACCATCCCAGATAGACATAGCATCCTAAATGGGCCGGCTTGTATGTCTCTATCTTCCGGCGCATTTCTTTCAATGCTTCTGCGTCTGACTCCGTGGTGAATATGATGAAGTAGTAGTCATCATTATGCTCTTCGACGTATCCAGTGCCATAAGCCTGCACAATATTCCGTACGTTTTCCAACGTCGTCGTGTTCGCTCCACGTAAGGATATCAGTATCCTGTTCCGTCGTTTCTCATTGGTGTCTGTATTGTCATGAGACAATGCCAGGAACTGCTCCCAGTTATCCAGTCCCCACGTTGCTGTCGATACAAAGAATTGATTGAATAAGTCAAGCATCGCCTGCCGAACGTCATCATGTGCTGCTGATTCAGCTTTTAGCTTAGCCGCAAACTCTGGATCTTTAGTCAAAAACGACGGCAGATACTTGCTTAAATCTACTTCTTTATCTCTGATAAAATCATTCATCTGCTGTCACACTCAATTCTTTTAGTCGTGGCAGCTGTTCATCCGTCAGTGTGATGTTTGAACTGCTTCCTTCCAGTAACAGGTTATTGTAGTCTGAGACTGCCCCGCTATCCAGCATTGCCTTGCCGATTTTTGCCAACGATACGATGCCTTCTTCAAACGCTTCGTCCTGCATATACTTCTTGATGGCTGTCTCCAGTGCTGTCTTGTACAGATTTTCCCATCCTTTTACGACTGTCACGGTAGCTGATACGGACAGTTCTTTGATGCTTGGTGTAACTACTGTTACCGTGGCGCCAATCGGCCGTACTGTTTCAATGTAATCCGCTACGTTTTTTATCAGCGTGTCTGATGCCTGGTTATTATCACTATCGGCAATAATAACTTTCACGGTGCCGTTGCCATTCCAGAGCGGTACGACTTTGGCCGTGCCAACTCCTCCAACAGATAACGCCCATTCCCGGTAGTGGTTCACGTTACCGGACGTTATCGGATTCCTGACATGCAGATACAACCGCTGCAAAAGGGCCGCATCAGATTCCGCATTATAACCGTCATGTGTGGCCTCTTTATTCGTTACTGAGGATATGCCGGCAATTGTGACAGGTATCCGGACGATGGCCCCGGCGGCTACATTACCAGATGTCCCCGCTTCTATCGCTTTGACAGTAATATCGCCGCTGGTATCAATCACCGTACTTTTTACGGCTTCAAACATAATGCCGGTTTCCGTCGCAAATAGTGCGCCGACGCTGACCGTTCCTGTGCCTGTCACGGTAATAGTGCCCTGGGCTTTTACGGCTTCTTTGCGCTCAATCCCAAACTCAGCGGCCCGCATGGTCAGATAATCGCCCCACGACGTTTCTGCAAATGCCGCCTCCATCATAAGGTTCATTTCGATGTAGGCCTTTTCGAATTCCACAGCGTTGGCGGCCAGGTTATCGCCGACGAAAGTACCTGAAACATCGGACAGCTCACCACCATACAGGTTTTCATATGCATTCTTTAAATCCTGCAGGACCTTATCCTGCGTCTTGATTTCAAACGCCACTCATTACACCTCGATTCCTACTGTCGTTTTTCCATAAATCGTTGTAATCGTCAGATTCATGGTTATTTTCTTGTGCTCCCGCGTAATACTTGCCGCTTCTACGCGTTTAATGTACGGGTTCACAAGCAGTCCTTCTTTGATGTACTGGAACAGCAGCGATTCTGATATGCTGTCGTTCGGCGTCTTGCCGATGAATCGTTCCAATTCCATCCCATAATCATCGAAGTATGCCCGATATCTGTACCGTTCCACCATCAATGTTTTTCGGATCCAGATTTTCATGGCGTCGTTCTGCGTCACGACTTTATGCGTTCCATCCCGGTTATAGATGAACCTGTTCCTGTCGAAGTCCCAGGCAAGCTCCTTAAATTCTGGCAGCGTGTCTTTATCTGTCAGTGCAGACGACGGAGAAAACGTGGAATTCAGTCCGGCCGTCATAAATGGATTTGTCGGCATATGTCATCACCTCTTTTTATTCCAGGTATCGAAGTTTCCCGAACACAATGAATTTCTGTCCACCACGCGGGTCCTCACTTGAATATATCGGTATCAACGCCACCCTATCGCCAGGTGCCCATGTGTCCGTCAGCGATTCGTCATTATCGATGGGATGATTGTGACTTTCATATGCCGGGTCGCCAGAACCGCCGCCACGATAGCTCGTTTCCCCTACCATGTGCCTGGTATGGCCTGGCACCCAGTAGTCATCAACGAGCAGGTCCTCTTTCGTAAGGATCATGCCATTGTACTGGATCTGTATATCCGGCGGTCCGCTGATAACGAGTCCTACGGCGGCACCATTCTGGATGCCGGTGCGCCTGGATATGCCTGACATCAGTGCCAGTATGCCTTTGTATGGGTCATTGGTATTTTTCATACGCTCATCCCTTCGATGTTTTCAGGATATACGCCGGGTATTCGCTCGGTCCCATCGATGTACTTCCTCTTTGATGGTCCCATTTCTGCGACGTGTAGGCATTATGCCAAACACCGCCTGTCCCGTCATAGGCACCGACGTGGGCCCAGTCGGAGTCATCAGCTTCACGGTATACGATTGTATCGCCTTTTTCCAGCTGACTTTCATCATACGATATGACTTCAATGCCAGATGCCTGTGCATCTTCATACAGCGTCCCAACGCCCACCGTCCCTTTGTCATATTCGTTCTTCAGGAACGGCGACCAATAGGAGCCGGCCTGCGTCAGCCTGTACACACATCCATTGTCAATGTATTCGCCTTGTGCGTCATATACGGCATTGCATCCCGCATCAACGTTGGCACTGACACCAGACATGTCAATATTGGTTCCGTCATAACTTCCATATGATTTATGATTCCCGCTGGATGTAAACACCGGCGTTGCCAGATTTTCGACTTTGATTGTCGGCGTTTCCGGCTTGTCTGGCATGTATTCCAGTGTCAGGCTCATAGTATGTACGTTGTTTTCGAACTTATGCGTATCAGCCTTGATATAAAACTTGCCTTTCAACTGTTGTTCCTGTACGGTCACGCAGAATCCTGTGATACACAGAATATTTCCCAGTCCCTCCAGGCTCGATTCTTCTTTGATACGCTTCAACTGCGCTTTAGCCGCTGCAACGTTGTCCGTATTGCCATCTTTCGGATTCTTCATCTTGTAGACGGCCTGCAGTGTTCCGTAGTGCGTCATGTCGTCCTCAATGCTGTACACATTGCAGATATTGCCGACATCATCGACGGATTTTACGCGGTTAATCATGTCTTCGATGCTCTGGCTGTGCTCAGTATGATTAATCTGTACGCCGTCAGATAGAATATCGTTCATTGCCAGTGTTCCTTTTTGCACGACTGTGACTTTATCCAGTTTGCAGTAAACACAGAATTCACCACCGCCACCAGTCGTTTCCGTGTTGCCGGAAGACGTCGTATCAGCATCTCCGGTATCCTGGGGAATGGTCTGGGAATTCTGACGGACCTTCTCTTTATACCATTCTGCTGATTCACCGGCGCCATTATAGGCCCGCACGCCTTCCCAAACGTCCCCGCCCTGCTCATCTATCTTCTTGCGCAGGATGTACATGCCGGCTTCGGCGTTCTGCTTATAGCTTGTCCGCCATTTCGGATACAGTGAATCAACGCCATAATAAGCGGCAGTTCCTTCTGTAATCTGCATCAATCCGCCGTTTGAATCCATGTGGATATTATTGACGTCATCGCCGCCTGTTTCTCTGGCCGCCATGCCCAGGGCAATATGCGGATCTATACCGTTTTCCCGTGCCGCATCAATGATGGACGTGCAAAACTTGTTTCCTTCATACACCCCGTGAGATCCGGTGCCGGTCGTTGTTTTCGCCGCCACCTTCTTCTTCGATTCCCCTTTAAGCATCTGGAATACTTCCGTACAGCTCTTGCCGTCAGCGATAAACGATACTTTGGCATCGATTTGCGGGATATCGTCAGCAACAGGAATGCCGATTTCTCCGCACACTTGCTTAATGACGTCTGTAACAGTGACATCCGTAAATTTCAGGAACACCTGAGATTTAGCCAGGAAGATCATGTCATCATAGGCAACATAATCGAATGTATAGTCTCCCGTATTCCGCTTTACGTAAAAAATACGGCCGCTGAAAATCTGCTGGCCGTCATAGTAGGCATAAATGAAGCCGCCTAATTTCAATAGCACTGCCTGGAACATGGAATCATTGTCGGCTGTATTATAAGCTACTTTAAACGTCAGTTTCCGTGCCGCACTGTCCAGATCTCCGCTCCACTCTACATCTGGAATGTAATTCGTGATATCCAGCATGGAGACGGGCTCTTCTACTGCTTGCCCGTTCTTTTTTGCATCTTCATTTGCTTTCTTTTCTTCGTCCGTAAGTGGCGGATCAGAATAAAATAATTGCAGAGTCATCCAGTATCACCTACCACTTTGTCAGCCATTTGCCATTGCTGTAGCGTACTCCTTCTTTTGCCATATTCAGGACGGCGCCACCAGACAGCCCGCCGCTTTTGAGTATCGCCTTTGCCAGTTTTACGCGGCGGATACCCTGTTTTGCAATGCCGGCGGTACGACGGACTGCTTTGGCAGCCGTATCGATATTGTCCATCGTGGCAGGCGTCGCCACAATCGGTGTTCCAATGACGGGCGTACTCGATGCCCTGGACATCAATCCACTGGCTCCCGTCTTACTGCTGACTGAGCTGTAATCGCTGGTCTGGGTGCCCGTATCGCCATTACTTGTATCTGCCTGTAACTGCGTGGCTACCGGGAATTCCCTGTATTCCCGCAGTGCCAGCGTAAAATACACATCTCCGCTGCCATCCCTTTCGCCATAGCTGAAGTTCTCGATGGAGCATTGCATGGAGACGTCCGTTCCCGATACAGATATATTGCATGGGCTCGATTCTTCCATGAATCCCTTGATAGTCCCTACATAACCATATGGGTCCTGTGACGGGTACGATACTTCCCATCCATAGGCTTCAGCCGGAAAGAACGAGGAAATTTCCAACGTCCGCAATCCGGCTTTACCCAGCATGTTCATTTCTCCCAGTGCATTGATATTCATCGTTGAATTGAGACGCTTGTTTTTAATCTCATACTTGCTCGGATTCACGGGGAATGTGACACTGTCACCTGCACAGGATAACGTAAACAGGACATCGCCTTCGCTGAATCCTCCGCCTCCGAAAATGGTGGCGATACTGTCCAGGTAACTCAAGAAATCTGCCATTATACCGCCCCCACATTCTGATTGATTGCTCTGGTTTCCAGTTCAAACAGTATCTGTTCGGCCAGTTTCCGTGCTGTCAGCCTGATGTCCTGGTCATTGTTCATATTGGCCGTGCCAATATTGATCGTAATCTGATTGCCGCCGGCATTCTGACCCATGTTATATGCAGCCTTTACGGATTGGTCGTGCGGCATGACGCGGGAACCCTGTGGCAGGTCCACGATTTCTCCGCCTTTTTCATTGATGACCGCGAAGCCACCCTGCCAGCTGTCCGTACCGCCTGCCAGATATGGGATATTCATGCCGAAATGATTCCCGCCTACGCCCGGCACCCATGACGGGATATCTACGCTGATACTGTTGATACCGCGGATAACTGCATTGATTGCTGATTTAATGCCATCAAGAATTCCGCTGGCAATGCTCTGGATGCCGCCGAAAATGCTGCTGAATGAAGAAACAATGCCATTCCATGCCGCATCCCATGCGCCGGCAAACGTTCCGCCGACATAATCAATGATTCCGCTCACCGTCTGGATGATACTGTCAATGATGCCGGATATGCCGGTATAAGCGCGGTTGAATGTTTCTACGACGCCCTGCCAGATACCACTTACAATCGGTCCGAACGTTTCCCAGTTGGCGATGACATACGCGGCAATGGCTCCAACAGCCGCAAACGCAATGCCTACCGGTCCCATGGCTGCCAGCGCAACACGGAATCCGTTGGCGATACCGATGATGCCAGACCGCAGAATCGGCAGGGCCTTGGCTACTCCCAGTACTGCGTACTGCAGCCCCTTATTGCGTATTGTCTGCCCTGCCAGTACTCGTCCTATCTGTCCGCGTATCGAGATGACCGAACCGGCGACGCCTAATACTTTCGACGTTGCAAAAGCCAACCCTGTGAACGCCACAATAGCCTCACCAATATGGATAACCATCTGCTTCGATTCTGGAGACATGCTGTTAAATGCATCGGCAATACCTTTCAGATCCGCCGCTACGGCCTGGATGGTTGGCGCCAATGCCGAACCGAAGGAAATGCCCAGTGCTTCTACTGAGCTTTGAAGTGCATCCATGGAACCTTTCAACGTGTTCTGCATCTGTACATAAGCGGCATGAGAACTTCCGGCACTGTTTGTAATGGCATCTACCATTTTCTGGTAATCTTCCGGCGATGTTTTTAATAAATCTGACAGTCCGGCAGCGGCTTCTTTCCCGGCAATCATCTGGGCAAATGCGCTTTTTTCTACAGGCGTTAGTCCTTCCATGCTTGTTCTCAGCCTGTCCACTGATTTTTGAATGCCAATAAAGTTTCCATTTTCATCTGTAAAGTCGGCCACGGATAATCCTAAGGCTGTAAATGCATCCTGCGCTTGACCTGTTGGATTAATTAAATTCAACATGGTCGTTCTAAGCGATGTGCCTATGGTACTCGCCTCAATACCATTGTTGGCCAGTATGGCCATGGCCGAACTTACGTCTTCCAGGCTTACTCCCATAGACGCGGCCGTCCCGCCTACGTATTGCATTGCTGTGCCAAAATCCTGCATACCCAGTTTTGATGCATTATTAGCGGTCTGGATAATATCTGCTACCCGCTGCGTGCTGGTCGCAATATCTCCATTCTGCAAATTCCATGTAGCCAATGCCGACGTAACGACATCGGAAGTCGTCGCCATGTCTTCACCTGAGGCAATAGCAGCCTCGATAATGCCCGGCATGGCACCGATTGTCTGTTCCGCATCAAAGCCGCCGGCGGCCAGTCGGTCCATCCCTTCTGCGACTTCACGGGCTGTTGTCGGGAATTTGGCGCCCATGTCTGCCGCTGCATCCTTCATTTTCTGCATTTCTTCAGCCGTTGCGCCGGCCTTTACCCCTGCCCCGGTCATGACCTGGTCAAAATCCATAAAGGTTTTGACGCCTACCGCCCCGACTCCGGCAATGCCGGCGGCCAATGGCATCATCGTGCTGGCCAGATTTCCGACATTTCTGCCGGCAGTCGAGATATTGCGTCCCAACTGCATGGATGCCTTTGCGTTCTGTTCCATTTCCGTTCTCATGCGCCGCAGTCCGCTTGATACGTTATCTGTCAGCCTCATGACGACATCAATGATTTCAGCCATGTGCGCCGCCTCCTTTCAATTCTTTTTCAATCATGTTGCTGGTTTCCTGACGTTCTTTCGATTCCTGCATCATAAACGCCCGCAGGATAATCTTCTCTCCCTGGCCCATTGCATAATACTCGGATGGCTTCAGGCCATGATTTACATAGTGATAATACATGGCCTGCACATCACCATCCGTCGTGATTAGTTTTTTATTTCTGCCGCTTTCTTATCCATTCTCTTTCGGCTGAATCCGCACAAATTACTGATCTGTTCGGCGATGTCGTGGATTTCCCCGGCATTAAGCAATTTGTTAAACAAATCTCTACGCGTAGCCGCCTTGAATTTCTTCAGCACTTCCACATTGTCGAAGTCTTTATCCGCAATACCTGCGCAGATCAGTCCCATTTCCAGCTTATAGTTATCGATAGTCGGATTGTCTCCATTTTCGATAAGAGAATCTTCCTGGATTTCCTTTACCCGCTTATTGCCAATCTGTTTCAGATGCAGGACAAATGGTTCGCCTATCATCTTTGTAAGCCTGGGTACTTCATATTCCATCGTTGCCGCCTGTGTGATTTTCCCCGCATCAGCGGCCAGCAATGCTTCTGCAATATTCATAGTCTCTCCTCCTATTCTTCAGCCATATCCTGAATGTCGTAATCGGTAAACGTGAAGTCGTAGTCGTCTTCAGTCAGCTTCTTTGCTTCCCAGTCCATGAGCGTCAGTTTGTCGAAGGTCGCATCGCGGACAACTACACGTTCATCGCCAATGGCGTCCGGATCCGACAGCTTGCCAACAATCGTACATACTGTCTGGTGCCCTGCTTTGATGTTATCCGCCATTAACTGCATCATATACGAGGATACATGGTGCATCTTCAGATGCCCTTTTCCTTCCCATCCAGTAATCTTATACTGCTTGCCGCGTTTCTTTACCTGATTGACCTCCTCTTTATTCAGATTGACTTCAATTTTAAACGCAGACACCTGTGCCATTTTATCGCCATTAATCCAGATTTCGCCCTCAGTGCCGGACATAACCTGTTGCGCGTTCATTGATTCCATCTATTTCCACCTCCTAAATATTAATCGGAAGGTCGATATCTTCCATAGCATCCAGAATCTTGATTTTGGCTGTCAGGAATACCTTTTTCTTGGTATCCAGTTTCTTGATTTCCAGATCGCTCATATCAGCCAGTTCGTCTTTCGTATACAGCCCATGTTCGAGCTGATAGGTCTTGACGTTTTCAACACTGATATCGACCGTGGAATAATCTCTCTGTAACAGCCGGCCGTCTTCCAGCTCTTTGAAATAGCCACTGATTGCAGTGATCAAAAGCTGTTTATTGTCATAATCGTTTGTATATTTGCCAATGTACGAATCCTGAGCGGTCTTTTTGATGTCATCATAGATAGCATCCATGATATCCACGGATTTAATCGTCTGATAGGCTTCCTGTTTGCCCTGTGTCGTTGTTACCAGGGAGTTCATGGCACGGGACATCTTGAATTTTTCACCATCATTCCAGATGAAGAATTCACCCTTGTTTACTTTTTCGTCACGTTCGTCTTCCGTATACTGGTCACAGTCGATGACTTCCGACAAAGGCGCATACGTTGCGGAAATCGTCAGCGGAGTGCCGGCAATGAGGCCAGCGATACGCGGCGTGTACTGAGCGCCTGTGTATGTCTTGCTGGCTGTAACAACTTTCGTATTGGAGAAATTGATAACTCCTTCATAATCAGCCGCGTACCCCGGAAGGACAACCTTGGAGCGTTTGCCTTTATTTTCGCGGTTGGTCTTAAGCCATGTTGCTACGCTCTCGCACTGTGCGGCGGTAATCGTCGGAATTGCCAGGTAATCCCAACGGTCCGTAACCATCGTCTTGAGCGCATCAGCGAATTTGTCAGCGCTGGAGTTTGCCGAATCGTCCGTAGACGACGCCATGAGATACACTTTGACTCTGTATGGAGCCTTTACGTACCCAATCAGTGCTTTCGTGATGTAATCCCGATTGTCGTCTGTCAGTTCGCTCGGAATATCGTCCGATGTATATACAGCAAACGGATTTTTGATTGCTTTGACTGTCGTCGTTTCACTGCCACTCGTCACCGTATGATCCGTAAGCAGTTTTGTAATGGTATCCTGTGGTTCTTCCAGCAGCAGTGCGACAATGCCGCGCTGGCTTCGCTGAATCGCTTCGATACCGGCTTCCGTAAATGCAATCGTTACGGAAGGCATACCTAATTTAGCCATTTTCGTTTCCTCCTATGCCTACATAGTCTTTGTCGATATTACCCGAATCACGTTCCTGTTGCCCGTTTGTAATATCCATATCCACTTCTTCAATCAGATCTGCAGTCGTATTCGTCCCCGTTGTACGTTCCAGGTATGGAATAGTAATCGTGATCTGCAAGATATCGTCCTCTTCACCCACACGGTCGTCCTCGACAGAATCGATTTTCAGATATCTGTCATTGACCTGGATTCCCACCTGAAACAACAGCTGTACCCGGTCAACAACATCCATGTAGTGGACTTCGTTCTTTTCTGACGCCTTGGCGTAGTACGTCAAGGTGACAGTCAGTTCTTTCTGCAGCCAGTTCACACTTTGCGGAGTCATGACTGACGTTGCCGAAATAAAGAAACATGGCTTTTGAAAGTCTTCCTTTACCTCATCGGCATACACTTTGTAGCCGAATTCTTTCGCCAGAAGTGCGATAATATTTTTTATGACCTGTGCCTGCCGTACAATTTCAGCCATTATCCACTCTCCCTTTTAGCGAAGGTGACTTTTTACTTTTTTATAAAAGTCTTTCTGCATTTTGTCCTTTACATCCGGCCAATTCTTTCGAACTGCCTTTTCCAGATATCCTACATGTTTATTTAGCGCATCTCTCAATTCTGGTTTAGGATTTCCATGTGCATCTTTCGGATTTTGGACACCTCTGTTTACCAGATGAAAGTGTGGCGCCTTACTTCTTATTTCTGCATATGGTGCCCCTCGGAACGGATCTTTGATTTCACTTTCCCAACTTTTTTGCAGTTTGTGTTTGTGTTCCACACGGCTGTTTGGTGTCGATTTCTTTATGCCTCTGACCATCCGTTTGGTTGCTTTCGCCAACGAATCACTGGCATCTGCCGGAAATTCTGTTTCCATGATTCTCAGCTTCTGGGCAAATTCTTCAATCTTCATCAATCTCGCCTGCTTTCTTCAGGTTGCACATGAGTTCTAGCTTTACGTGCGCTTCATAAGGGTCTACGACCGATGTAATCTTATACGTCCTGCCACCGTACACTACGAGCATGTTGGCATCTATACCGGTCCGGTAGCGGATGGTAATCTTGGTAATCATCTCCAATTTGTCCCGGTACTGCTCGTAGTAGGTCTTTCCCCTGGCCGGCTCTATACGAGCCCAGACAGCATGACCGATGGCGTCCACCATATTCTGATGCGTCAGGCCATATTCATCCTTCGTTTCCCCGTATTTCATGATATGGACGCGTTTATCGAGCGTTCCTATTTCTACGTTAATCATGATGGATGGCTCCTTATATTACTGGATATGCATCGCAGTTGGCGATATGCTGCACCAGTGACGTGACAGAATGCGGAAGTTCCGACAATGTTCCCGGTTTGGGGCTGTAGATGCTCCGATTTTCATACCAGTGGGCCACCAGCAATTTGATGCACTGGTTATACAGTGCATCATCGTTGCTGTTTGCTTTCCCTGTCTGATTCTGGATATACTCGTCGGCGGCATCAATGAGCGCCTGCACCAGTTCATCATCATCCGTGATATCACTATCGATTTTCAGAAAATTCTTTGCTTGCGCCAATGTTACCGCCATACACATCCTCCTATGCCGTTGCACCGGTCATTACGACCAGGCTGGAATCATCGATGACTTTGCCGTCGCATACCATGATGGATTTGCGGATGATATCGTCAGTTTCGTTGTCTTCATACATCTTCATGCCAATCGAGAAGTTGGTGTTGAGGACATAATCAGAGAAACGGAAGATGAAGGCAAATACATCCGTCTTCTTCAGCGTCGTTGCAAAGGACGGCAGATAGGTCGTCAGGATGACGCGGCGACCCAACAGGCTGCGTTCAGGCGTTCCGCCGATACCGTAGTTGACACGGGCAATCGGCTGGCCGGCACTGTCTGTCATGCCAACGAATGCCATGAACGTCTTTTTGCTCATGACCCATACTGCGCCATTTTCGTATTCCATGGGAAGAGCCGCTTCAGCCGATACCAGCGTCTTGTAATCGAGCTTGCTCGTGGCGATATTGGCATCACCGGTCGGCAGTGTCTTCAAAATACCTGTAGGCTGTGTCGTGCCATCTCCTGTCAAAATGGCCTGTTCAATGGCTTTGGCCATGGCTTCGGAGATATTGCGTACCAGCGCATCTTCAAATGCCGACAGGGCCATGTAATCCGTTTCCAGGGATACAGATACAGCACAGCGGAGTTTGTAATGGGAGAATGTAATCGTTCCGGTCGTCTTTTTCTGAAGATCAGACGTAGCGCCTTCATTTACCCAGGTGGCCACCGGTTTGACATCAGATGTCGGAATGGCCATGCCTGTGATATAGTTCGTGCGTGTAACGAGCGGCAGGATCATGCCGTAGGCTTCAATCTTTTCAACGATACGGTTGAGTGTCTGAGGCGGTACGACAGCGCCGACATCCGTGGTCAGCGTATTGCTGTTGCTACGCAGTTCGAACTGTTTCGGCATAGGTACATTGCGTGTTACATGGCGCATGAATGCCATGCGGTATTCCATGCTGTCATAAAGATTGTCGTCGGCGGTTGCTGTGCCCGGTTTTTCGATTTTGCGGGCATCCGCATCATCGGCGGCCGCTCCCTGTTCGTTGAGCATGTCGGCCACTGCCTGACGGCGGCGCAGTTCTTCTTCTTCCTGGTTCAGGTCTTTCAATTCTTTTTCCAGCGCTTTCAGATCAACTTTCTCTTCACCCTGTAAAGCCGTCCGGATTTCTGCTTTTCTCTGCATAATTTCGTTTAATCGTTTGTCCATGAGAGTCCCCTCCTAGTAGGTCAATAATTCAAGTCGTTTCTTCAGGTCGTCTTCCCGCTTCCTGAATTCGTCAGCCGCATCATGATTACGCGCCCCGATGCTCGTGCCGTCGTATGCCGGGAAATCCACGGGTGCGACATCCACCACCTGGGAAATCTTCATGATTTTCCGCGTCTGCTCTTTGTTTTCTTCATCGTCTTCATACCCTGTCTTGCCGGCGATGAAGGCGAATGACATCTTGTCGATGTCGCCGCGTTTGATGAGATTGTAGATATCTCTCCCGGCTGTGGTATCAGCTATTTCCGCACGGATACGCAGGCCTTTGGCATCCGGAATCAGCTGTAGTGTGTTGTTCCGTGTCCGTGCCAGAATCAGGGCACTGTCGGCGTGGTTGTATCTCATGATCACGTCGTCCATGGCTGCACCGTTGAATGCATCCTGCTCGATTTCTTCATAGTACTTATACCCGGACCAGTCACTTTCCCACATCAGGGCCCGTTGGCCATAAACTGCAGCATATCCCTCGACAATCATCTTGTCGTCCCCGGAATCGGCCGCCCGTATTTCCATGGTGCGATAGGCTTTATGTTTCATCGTCTTCACCTCCTTTTTTGCTTGTGTCATCGTCGCCGGTATCCTTGCCAATCTGATATGCAGACTGGTCCTGGCTCTTGACGTAGTTCAGGGATACGACGATTTCTTCCCCTTCCTTGCCAGGCAATCCGGCATAGCCGAACAATTCACGGATTTCATTGCGCTTGATGGCTCCTGCCGGTATCATGGCCGCTGCCAGTTTGCACTTGCTCGATACAGTCATGTAATTGAGCCGGTTCGATTCAAACACGATTTCGTGGCCAAACCCTCGTTGCCTCATTGTGAAAATCTTGTGCGTGAATTCCTGTGCCAGGTCGATGGCCAACGGCTCGATGACGCCTTCATAGAATGCCTGGTACTCTTCTTCCGTATAGAGCCCTTTGATGATCTTTTCATTCAGACCGAAATGCTTGTAAATGTTGTCCCTGGCCCATTCCATCTGGGTGCTGTCGAATGTATCGACTTCTGTTGTCAGCTGTTGGAATGAACCCCGGTTATCCAGGGCCCCGATTCCGCTGCCATTATCTACCGTGAAGCTTTCAATGAAGTCCTTCCAGCGTGATTTCTGGTCCTCTTCCCTGAGTGTCCCGTTCCAGTTGATGATACCGCGCAGTTTGCCGCCATTTTTGACAGCATTGATAATGGCCGATTTGACCGACTGCAGCAGATTCAGGTCGTCCCGCATCAGCTGATTGTTCGGATCGCCGAAAATGTCATCACGGCAATAGTGCCGGCGCACGTGGATAATGTCGTCGTAAGGGACCGTTGTCCGGTCACCGCCACCAAATGTAAACTGGCAGTACAGCGTATTCTCCTTGTCTTCGTAGAGTTCCAGGCTGTTGAAGTTAATGGGCCAGAACGCTATCACGTTTCCGGTTTCATCTCTCTGGATATAGACGAAAATATTGTTTGTTGTGTAATACTGGGCCGTAATCCGTGCCAGGAAGTCCGATGCCGTCATCATCCAGTTTGGCCGTGTGGACAACAAATAATTCAGGGAGTCGTCCGGCACGTTGATGATGTTACCGTTCTTCCTCGTAATATGCCGGGCCCGCAGTTTCGACATATGCCGTGCGATGGTATCGACACAGTCACGGACACAGGCATTATCGTAGTCGTTTCCGTTCCACGGCACGTACGTGTTGGAGTAGCCGTCCAGCATTTTGGCCCGCTTGAGGCCGGTCGGCGCTCTCACCTTGTTGAAGATAGCTGAAAATAAATTTCTGAAAAACACGTGCCCGCCTCCTCTAGATAAGCGACTCATAATCTTCCTTGACTTCTTCCAGTGCTACATACGCATCGAGCAGACTGGCAAAGCCATCAATCCGTTTCCGTGGACTCGATGTCTTGCATGGCTGTATATTGTCGTTGCGGTCTACATCGACGGCCACATTGGCCATGCACCACTTTAGTACGGGATTGTTGTTGTAATTGACGTTCTTTGCGCTCAGTTCGGCACTCAGATTCTTCATCGGCCCGGATAACGTCTTTTTCCCCTGGGCTACTGGCAGCATCGTTGATTCTCCGAATGTTTCCTCCATATCCTTTACCAGGTACGATGCCGACCACCGGTCATAACCGCACTTGTACAGGTATATGTCGTTGTCCTGCCGCTGTTCCTCGAACCACTGCAGGATCAGGCGGTAATCGATACGATGCCCCGGCGACAGTCTGACAAATCCCCGCTTCTTCCATATGTCGTAAGGGACGTTGTCTTCATGGATCCGCTTCTCAAACAAGTCTTCCGGTATCCAGTACATCTGCTCGACGTAGATTGTCGGATCACCGGGTACTAAAAAAAGCAACGTTGCACATGTCAGGTCCGTCGTGTCGGACAAGTCGAAACCGCCGATTCCATATCGTGGCTTCAACTTCGTAATGTCATACGTTGCTTCGTTATTGAGTTGTTCGAACGTAAAGAACGCTTCACTTGTCGTTTCACGGACATTGAAGTCTTTACAGAGCAGATTCTTGACCAGGAGCGGATTGTTTTTGGCCTGGTATACTTTCTGTGCCAGCTGTTCCCGGCTCTTGACTGACCCCAGTGCCGGGTTGGCCTTCTGCCAGCAATCCGGATCGGTCCATTCTTCCCGCTTGTCCAGTTCGTAGACAAGGGGCAGTATGGTTTCATCGTGATACCCTTCCGGATCATCGTACCCGGCCACCAGTCGCTGACATTCTTCGTACTTCAAATCGAAGATGTTATCCCTCACGGTGCCGGCAGTCGTTGTGATGATGCACAATGGCTGTTCCCTGGCCGTCATGCCATCGACCAGTACGTCGTAAATGTTCTTGTCTTTGATGGCATGCAGTTCGTCGATGAGTGCGCCATGAACATTCAGGCCGTCCAGTTTATCACTGTCTGACCCCAGCGGTTCAAAAGTGCCTTCGTTGAATCCGCACTTGATGCTTGATACCAGGCATTTGAGATGCTTATTGAGTGCCGGCGACTTTTTGATCATCCGCTTTACTTCCGTCCAGATGATTTTCGCCTGGTCTTTCTTCGTGGCTGCCGAATAGATTTCCGGACCGGCTTCCCGGTCTGCCACCAGCAGATACAGCGCAATGCCGGCCGCCCAGGTGGATTTCCCGTTCTTACGGGCCACAATCAGAATCATCTGCCGATATTCCCGCAGGCCCGTCTTTTTATCGATGAAACCGAACAACGCCGCTGTCGCCGCTTTCTGCCACAGTTCCAGTATGAGCGGTTTGCCACCCCACTGTCCCTTGCTGTGATGGCAGAACGTCTGGATGAAGTCTATGACGTATGTCGCCTTGTCGTCATCATAGACGTAGGGAGACGATGGATCATGCATTTTATCGACCAGATGTTTGTAGACCCGCCGTATCTTGTCGGATACGACGACACGCCCCGTCTCTATCTCCCCGTAATATTTCTCGATGTAGTTCATCGCTTATGGTCCTTCAGGAACTGCATCACTTCATCCTCTGCCTGTTTCTGGTCCGTTTCAGGCAGGCACGTCAAAAGTGTCCGGATAATCGCGTTGTAGTTCTTGATCATTGTGCTGTAGGCTTTCGACTCCGTCGATTCTTTCGTCCCATACTGGTTTTCCCCGTTCTGGTACTCCTCGACGAACCCCTTTTCATCGAGCGATGTCTGCAGGGCAACGATGTACTGCTCCATCTTGGCCGCCTGCTCGATGAGTGGATAGACAAGCTTCATTTTATCCGCATCAACGTCGGAAAAAATTTGTTTCAATTCCTTGATTCGTCGATTTATGATGGTTTTCGGTTGAAGTTTTGCCATGTCCATCCATCCTTGCCTAAATATAGCTAAATCATATGAGCCCCAAAATGAACCACACCCCCCTCGCGCACGGCTTTTGTGTTACAGTTTTGGCCGCCCCCGGCGTCGATTTTTTTCTTTCACAAGCTAAATGACGGGGGGTATCGCCGGTTATTCGTGCCCGGTGTGGACGTGCTCAACGATTCCAATCGGATTGCCATCGTCATCGAACAGGCACTCGCGTCCTTTGTGTCCATCATGGATCTTGTTGTGGCAATAGATGCAGAGCAGTTCCAGGTTGTCCCAGTTGCATGTCACCTGGTCATCTGTGATGTTCTCCGGCGTCAGTAATATCTTGTGATGTACGATAAAGCGTTCCCGTTTCGGTTTCTTTCCCCGAAACGATTGATTGCCACACCGCTCGCATACATAGTGCCGGCTCTCTGCATAAGCCCTGGCTGTCTTTCTCCAGCGCTGACTATTGTAAAACGAATTCGAAAACTCTTTTGCCATTTCAAATCCAAATCCATTTTCAAAATCAAAATCGAAATTCAATTCCCGTTTTGTTTTTGTAAACCAAAAAGGAACCGCAGGCGCGATTCCTTTTGTGGTTTCTGGGAAAATGAGGTTGAGATGATTCGCGCTGCCAAACAGTGTGTGGGATGGAACGGCGTGCAGCTGTTACGCCGTTCTCATCCCCTGTTTGACTACTTACACTATATCAGAAAAAAGTGTCTCATTCTATCTCATCCGTCTGAAAGTATGTATCCAGCACTTCCTGGAACGCTTTCAGCGCTTCTCGATGAAGCCTGTGCGTATGCTGCCATGAGTAATTGACTGCCTGCGCGACATTCTCCCAGCTTTTCCCGTTAAGGTATCGCTCAATCAATATTTCCTGTTTTGATGCATCATTCTCTGTGTCATCCGGCATCCTGGATATAAGCTTCTGTGCCTGCGCCTTGAGCATCATCAGCTTGTCATACTGCTGCTGGATTTCTTCCCGCATTTCACATACCTTGATGATCCTGTCAGATATGTCCGTCGGCCGGCCTGTGGTATGGACCGCTCCATAATCTACTGCCTTTATGCTGGCCATATCTTTCTCCAGTTCCTGCAGTTCGTCTTCCTTGCAGCGTATCTTCCCTCTGATTGTCCGGATACGTTTCAGGTAGTCAATCGCTCGCATGCGCACCCCTCCTTAATACGGCATGCCATCCGCATTATAGATGCCGCCATACTTGTCCTTCCACCATTGGACGATTTCAAACTCAAGCCCTGTTTCGTCCTGAAGCATGTTCATGATTTCTATGCCCTTTATGCGCCGTTCCTTCATGGCCCGTAAATCGGCTTTGACCATAGACTGGACTGTCTGCAGTCTCTTTGCGCCAAATTTATACTCCTGTGCCAGAGCAATCAGACAGAGCTTGTATGTCACTTCAGCAGAATCGGTATACCTCTTCCTGCTTACCGGCGTAATCAGTACATTCACATGGTTCATTCTGCTGAATGTATCATCATGACGTGTCGATGCGATAAATCGGGAAATGAATTCCTGATACAGCAACTCACTTCCGCCACGCTTCACAACACTTTCAGTATACATGTCTTCGATATGTGCCCACTTCAAATCAGTCTGCGCTTCGAACTTGTGAAGCATACGCCACAGGCGTTTGCCACCAAATCCATAAACGTCGTGCAGTGCGCGCATAATCAGGAGCAATGTAAATACAGCTCCCTGATTGCCTGGTGTATTGTATCGCTGTTCAATTTTCGCATTCTTGTCTGACTGTGCGAAATATCTCATAATGCCATCCCTTTCCACTTGTCCGCTTCATCGGCGGAAAATAAATATACCTCAACTCGCGGCTGCCGTTTATCCACTTCAAATACGTCCAGGAATCCCAGAACTTCTTCCCATCCGTCATTTTTCAGGATGCCCATTTCCTGCAGGCTATCCAGAATGAACTTCTTGGCAAAGGCGATGTTGTCCTTATCCCGCCTCCGATTCTTCTCGTACCACTTGAACAGGATATATGCCTGCTTTACTCTGTGACCGGCGTGCCTGAGCATCCCCAGTTTACATATCACATGTGCATCCCGGCTCATCCGGCTCCCTGCTCTTGGGTCTGTCCGGTTTGCATGGACGTATTCGTTCAGCCCCGGCAATGTCCCTGGTATGATGATCCGCATCATAGGCGGCATCCCTCCTCATAATCAGGTTAATCATCCAGCCCCGGCATTCATCAAACTTTGCCTGGCATCTGCTGACAATATGGCCTGGATATAATTTCTGCCATTCCCGGTAATCGTCTGTCAGCCCGGCCATGGTGTCTAGTTTCCTGCGGCTCCATCGGTAATCGTTCTTCCTGTGTTCCGGAAGCTTCAGTCCCTGCGATGACCGCCACCGTTTTCGTTTTGCCAGTTTATTCGTCAGGTACTGGGCCAGGTCTGCCATGCCACATTCGTCCGGCTGCAGTCGCTTCGTGTTGGCTCTCCCGATTGCCCGCCCTTGTGATTCTCCTTTTCGCCTGCGTACCCGCCATAGATTTTCCACTTCATCCCGGCTCAATGCTCCATCCATGATGATGTGATGATGGATTCTGACGGGCTCGCCATTTTTCTTGCTCGTCCATTCCGTGACGGCAATGTACTTTGCTTTGGCCAAACCTAACTTTTTCCGCCTGGCATTGGTCCGCCTCAGAAAATTGGATAACATCCTGTCCGCATCATCGATGGAAGCCGGCAGGAATTCCGGTGCGTATGTCAAAGTGACCATCAAATCGTCCTTTCCGAAATTGGTGTTGATTAGTCGCCTCAACTTTGCCCTGGCATTTTTTTCATTGGCCCGTATCTGCCGGTCACTGGATTTATGTCGTTTCTCTCTCCGGCCACGGGATTTGATATTGAATTCACGGAAGACGGCAATTTCCAGATACTCGCCGCATATCCATTTCTGTTCCCTGATGAATGATTTTTCACCTGGGTGCTGCATCCTCATCTTGAAATCCAGTGCCGTCTGATCCATGTCTCCCGCCTGCCTTCGATACCGTCAAAATAATAACGCCCATTACAAGGCCGCCAATGCCCCGTAAGGGGCGCAAAAAAATAGGCGGAAACGAGCGGATTTCTCCAGCCCGTTCCAGTCCTATATAAATATATACATTATTATGTCTTTTCCGTACCTGTATTGTTTTCCCCTAACGAGGATACAAACAATGCCAGCATCCTGAAATCTTCCGGAACCACTCACAGCTCTCGCAATGATTCTGGCACACAAGTCTCTTTATCCTGTGACAGTGTATACAGCTGTTGTATTCCTTCCCGCAAACCGGGCATATGAATTTAGAAGGGTATTTCTTCTTCATGTACATCTTTCCCCATGTCCTGGAAATTCTGCGGATTCTGTGCCGCTGTCTTCTGATTCTTCTTTTCCCGGAAATACATGAGTGGCATCCATATAGACTGGATGTTTATTTCCGTGATGGTGCGCTTAATATTGTTCTTGTCTGTATAGGACCGGCTCTGTTCCCGCCCCAGTACCATAATGTAATCGCCCTTTGATAAAAACGTTGATACGTCATCTGCGATTTTCCCCCAGGCAATGCACCTGTGCCATTCCGGTATCTCTTTCTGCTCTCCATTAGTATCTGTATATTTCATCTTTGAGCAAATGGAAAACCTGGCAACAGCACTACCGGTCGGTGTCACTGCCGACTGCGGATCTTCTCCCAGATTGCCACTGACTATAATCTGATTCACTCTATTCACGCTCCTTCATGCGTTATTCTTCCAGTTTCTTCTGAATAGCTGCCAGCACGTCCAATTCCGTAATATTGTTCAGCTCACTGTCCAGATCGTACTGGGAACCGCTGATGCCTACGTAATTCCACCGGCTGTCACCCTCTCTTCTCCAAATTTTCATAGTCTGCCGGCCTGATATATAAAACATTTCCTGCCCGGAAAATCGGTTGTAATCAATCATATAGACCTGCCTGACAATCTTTTGTGCGGCTACGCTATCCGCATCACTGAAATATTGGAGAAATTTCTTTTCATTGGATCCAATGATTTTCATGCCGTCCTTCCCTTTCTTTATTTCTTTGATTTGATTTTTTTGTACCTCATTTCAGATTTATGCCCGCACACATACGAGGCAATTTCTTTCTTGTTCCATTTCCTGCGCCGTTTCTTCCTCTGCGCCTCTATTTCTTTCCGTTCTTCCTCTGTCATCATATGCACCTTCACCGGCCCCGGCGCATACCAATTATCTACTTTATCATTCATGCCGAGACATCCTTTCTCTTGCTACATACATCCCGTACGATATACCCAGTTCCTTCGCCTTCCAGGCCTTTTCGTCTATCCTGTTGCCCCGTCTCCGTTTCCATTTTGATTTTCGCATAGCTATTTCTACGCTATGCGTTTGCTGGTATAATTTACAGACAATGCGTTTATATATGCCATGGCATTCATCACAACACGTCACAGCCAGCCGGCGTTTGTGTTCCATAGGGCCACCACATATCAGGCATCGCTCTGCCCGCTCTCCGGTCCGTTTCAATCGTTCGCGTTCATTTAGGACCCTGTTTATACACGCTTCGCAAACAACAATCCTGCAGGTTGTACGGCATTCTACTGTTTCACCGCAGATGGCACATATTTCCTTCATGCTCATCACTCCGTCCAGTACAATTTACGCAGAAGTTCCGTATATTCTTCTGCCTTCAATAGGTCGTTATTGGGTGTTCCTTTCTTTTGGCATCTGTACAGATACTTGATGATGTTGCCCATGTAATAGGCTTCAATGCCCGTCAGGCCCGTTGTCATTGCATCGATGATTTCCTTGCACTCTTTACCCTTCCACGTGTAGTGGTCTGGTTTGTGAATTTCGTCATGCTGCTCGTCTCCCAGGTCGATTTCTTTTCCCTGGAACAAAATCGTATCGCTCACTTTACATCCTCCTCTCGGCATCATACATATCAAATGTTTTTATCTTCTCCAAAAATCTTCCCTCTCAACTCGTCAATTTCCGGATCATCCTGTTGAACTGGAACAACTGTCTTCTTTGGTCGGCCTTTTTCCTTTGCTGTAATCGTATTGGCCGTTTTCACGTTTGCCGTTTTTACAGGCTTTTCTTCCTGGTTGTGATTTATCATAAGCGTGTTTAACAGTGTCGTCAGCTCAGAAATATCACCAGTCATCTGAATTCTAATATTCATCTCTTATCGTCCTCCCTTATACCGATATCCTTTGATGCCCTGTCTTTTCGCATGCCGGACACGGCTTCCCTGTTTTGTGTGCCGGGTGGACCGCTGCCACCCTTTTTTCTTCAGGTATTTGATTTTCCCTTTTATCCTTTTCATGCTCTCTTTCAATACTTTCGCGTATTTTCTTACTTTGTGATATTTAGCAGTATCCCAACAGCTGTCAGTATTACTGCCACGATAATCAGATCGTAAGTTTTCCACATCCTTTTCCTCCTGCGTCATTCCATCTCTCCATAAAAATCAACGTTCCCGGCATCTGTATATGGTATAATGAATCAAAAAAGGAAGTGATTTTTATAATGAAATATACAATTGCCATTGATGGACGAAATGTCGATTTTGAAATCTCTTTGATTTGCCCGTATTGTTCGCTTTCAATTGTGCCTCAAATAATTAGTTGCAGTTCTGTTGTTGAATCTTATGATGAATGTTGTTTTATTCTCCAATGCCCTTCATGTGACAAAATGTTTTTCGCAAAATTCACATATTACGATAATAAAATGATGATGTTTCGTTACCCATCCATTTATCCCACTGCTACACCACCTTTAGGCATTCCGCATGAAATAAAAGATATTTATCCTGAGTTTTATACTTTATATCAGCAATCTACTATTGCAGAAGCTCATAATCTGACGGAAATCATGGGTATGGGATATCGCAAGTCGTTGGAATTTCTCGTTAAAGCGTATGTGACTAAATGCTTTCCTGATAATGAAAATGTGATTTCTCACGAGCCCTTATCTCATTCCATTGCGAGGATAAAAGTTCCTAAACTGCAAGCTCTGGCAAAAGCTGCTTGCTGGATTGGTAACGCTGAAACACATGTTGAGCGTCGCCATCCTGAATATGGCGTTCCGGAAATGAAAACATTCATAAGAGCTTTGAGTTATCTAATCGTATCTGAAAATGTATCTGACGAATCTTTAAAGTTAATACACCCATAATACTTTATGGTCCCTATCTGCGTTCCGTCTAATAAATAAAAACTCTCTACCTTTTGAATCGGACTTTCTGGTGTTCCTTTACCAATGCTGTATTCGACTCGGATAACCTTACAAATTTCAGCTCCTTTAATTGTTCCATGGGCCGTGCCTTCGCACGGTCCATTTTTTTTCATTTCTTCCATTTGAATTCTCCTTCCCCTTCATAAGATCTGTACAATATGCCAATCTACGTTGCTATGATGATGACCAGGCCAAATACTATCCAGCAAAGGATACCTGTTACAATCATCTCCATTACTTCCAATAGCGATATCGGTTCTCCATCCAATTCACTGGTTTCCCGTATCCGTGCTATTTCTTCCATCTTCCGCCGTTTCATATAGTTTTCATTTACCCATGCCGGAATCATCTTCACCGCTTCCTTCCGCATCATGTTTCTCTTCATCAGCCCCGTCAAAATCAAGCGTTCCCTGGGCTCGGTCGCCGTCGATATACTTTTGTGCTTCGTCTTCCAGGACATCCAGCCGGTCAATGATTTCAGGCGGCATCAGGATGATACCTTCCGGATCTTCGCCGTCTTCGTTGTACATCTCATATGGTTTGTGCGGCGTGTTGCAGTTTTCCGGAGCAGTTGAATATTCCAGGTCCCTCTGTGCCGTAATGACAGCGCCTTCGACACCGTCATCAGAATATGAATAAGACACGCCGCGTACAGTAATCTTATCCAGCCAGTTCTCCGGATATTCCAGCAATGTCAGCACGTCCTGCCGTAAATTCATCAGTGCTGAATAGAATTCCGGTCTGGGTAAATCTGAACATTTCATGTGATATTCGTCCCAGTTTCCCCGTACGTACACTTCCCAGTCGATGATGATTTTCCCATGCTTATCCGCCTTGACCTTGCGGATACGCCGTACTTGTTTGTTGACCTTTCCCATGTCTACGCCTCCAGTCCGTCTATGATCATCTTGATGTTATTGGCTTCCAGCCGCTTCAAATCTTCCAGATCTTCTCCGTTTTGCCTGGCAATAATGATTGGTCCGACAATCTTATCATTCAGCCACCAGATGTTTGGCTGCATATTCATCAGTTTCCCTTCTTCATTGCAAATCATCATATAGTCATTGTCTAACGGAATCATCTGAATATATCCGCCTACAATCCGCTGCATCTCTTCCAGAGTATTCGCAATTTGTCCTATCCGTGCCGGTTTTCCCGGTCGTTTCATCACAACCAGCATAGTCATTCCCTCCCAGTACCTATAAGATCCAATCTCCTGCCTGTTTTAAAATGTCGTACACCATGGCCGGCACATTATCGCAGGCAATGTTTACATAGCACGTATTTCCTGATATCATGTCTGTCACTTCTACCATTTCATTTCCCAACAATCTGAACATGAAGTGTCTGTCATCTATGGCCAATATTTTTTCAAGACATACCAATGCCCTTATTTTTTTCCGGCGTTCTTTCATCATTAATTCATCCATTTGTGTCGCCCCCCCCTTCTCTGACTTCATCAACCCATTTCCGTACCTTCCACGAAGGGACAACGTCTGTACACGCTGTCGCATATCCTCTTACAAACAGGGACAAGGTTACACTCATAGCTTTCTGATTACGTGGATTATGTTTTTTTATTGCTTCCATGGTTTCCATTGCGTCTTTCAAGTGAGCCTGCAGTTTGTTCTTTAAAACCAATTCTTCATCTGCATCCATTTGTATCATCTCTCCTCTTTCCGCATCAGCGTCTTCCCATCATCATCAGGAACTCCAGGAACGTCATGTGCTCCTGAAGCTTTCCTGTGGAATAGATCCAATAATCTATTCCGAACGCCGCTGCCACAAATAACAAAACTATGGCAATTTTTACAAGTCTTGTCATGTCTTTTCCTCTTCCCCGGCTTCCTGTGCCTTCAACCATTCTTTGAATTCTTCCTGGTGATCCACCAGGTACGCGTTGATATACTCAATCAAAAGATCCATCATCCTCACCGCTCTTTTTTTCTTTGACTATCGAATTGGCCATATCACGATTATGGAGTTCTAGGAGTATTTTTCTTGCTATCTTGTCTGCATCAGTTTCGGATAATCTCCCTACTCGTCTTAAACGGCTTGTTAAATTGGTCTGCTCGTAAATGGCCTTTTTACGTCTCTCAATGATTTTGGCTTCTTGTATAATTGCACAGTCCATCACGTCGAAAATGTCCGTGTATTCTTCAATTATTTCTTTTTGTTCTCCACAGAGTAACGCATGGAGCTCTTTCTGCATCTCAAATTTTTTCTCCAGTACAAGACTCATCCGTTTCTCTGCCGCATATATTTCTATCTGATTCATGCCTTCATCTCCCTAGTGATTCAACATATACACCGATACGCCCAGCGCACCGCAGGCAATTAATAAAGCCACTACCGAAAAAGCAAGTATCATTAAATCTTCTTTATGCTTCATTGTTCTCTGTTCCCTTTCCATATCACCGCCTGTGTTATAATGAATCCATAAAGGAGGTGATTAATATGCAATCTTTCAACATTGAGCTTTCTGGCTCTGATTACGCAGTTCTTGGTATGGCTATCCGCTATATTCTTAGTTCTGATATCCTATATGAGTATTCTCAAACCAATGCTCAATATAAGTTAAATCGTAATTTAGCCAAAAATCTTCAGACAAAGTTAAAGAAAAAAAATAACTCGCTAAATAAAGAAGATCTCCGGATGTTGGTAATATCCATTACTGCCTTTGACGATTTTCTTCACCATGCGTCTTCTGAACTTCCTCCTGGTACAATTGCTACATGTACCAAATTGCTCTCCGAGCTTAAGCCTAAAATTTCTAAGTTCGAAGCTTTCCTTATATGACACCCTGAGTATTACCTTTTTGCTACAAGTGATATTAATTAACTTTTTTAGAGTCATGTTCCCGCATGGCTCTTTTCTTTTGTCTTCCGCCTGGTTCATTCCTCCGGCCCTCCTTTCTCTTCCGCTCATTGAAGCGCCAAATCATCCTTAAATGTTTTTAAATTGGTTCCTAAAGAATTCTTTGATACCCTCATTAGAGTTCTTTAGGAATTTTTTATATGGCATTCCGCCTGGTTCGAGATATCCATATACCATCGGGCCTACATCTACACCAGTTTGAATCATGAGTCTTCTCATTACCGCATCATATACCGGTAAATCCACCATGTTCTTATCGTCCCATTTCCCGGCATCTTTCACGCATTGATATTTGCAAAATCGACATCCTGCGAATATTTCATGATCCGGACTAAATATGGCGCTCTGTAAAAGCCTTGCTATACAATGAGCTTCACGCTTCGTTAGTTCCATTGTTTACACCTCCTTATTTCACGCTCCTTCATGCTATAATAGCCATGAGAGGAGGTGATTGTGATGAGTACAAATACTAATGGTTTTGACGAGTTGATTGATTCATTAAAAAAGCTTGAAGATAATGTTCATCGTCTCGAAGGAACCAATACTGTCAGCTTTGACAAGTTATTTACAAAAACTTTTATGGAAAAACATACTGGTTGTTCTTCTTTTGATGAATTCTTAAAAGCCGGAAACTTTGTAGTGAATTCGAAAGAAGATTTTGAAGCTATCCCTGATGAAGTATTTGATAAGTATGTCTCAAGTGCTACCAATTTCGACTCATGGGATGATATGCTCAACCAGGCGACGAATGATTATCTTTCTTCTGAGCTTTCTTTGTAAGTGACTCATTAACGGTTACATCTACATTCGTTTTATTTCTAATTTTCAAAGCGAAAGGGCGATTGCCGGGCAATTGCCCTTTTTTTACGTGTAACGTAGCGTATAACTTATCTGAGATATGATTTTCTTCTTTTTCCGTCATGCTCTTCACCTCTTTTGCGTCATAATGCAAAAACGATATATCGTGTTTTTAGGCTGAAAAAAGTTCCTCCAGAGACAATGTAGTATTCAATGCGCTTTTTATGGCTAAACATTCATCAAATGTTATTGGATACCTTCCTGCCAGCTTTTCCAGCAGTGTTTGATACCTTATTCCAGTTTTTTGTGATAACGCTTTTTTAGACATTCCTTGTCGTGCCAGTTCAACGTTTACTTCTTTATACATACAATATCACCTCCTTCAACACGATATATCGTTTTCTCTTGCAATAACTATAACACGATATTTCATACTAGTCAAATGCAATTACGTTGCTAGTTTACTAAATATCGTGTTATTGTATTGAAATATCGTGTTTTGTGTGATATCATTCATGTATGGTGGTGGTGATATAAATTATGAACCGTGAAAAATATTTAAAAAATCTTATTCTTGAAATGGGTAGTATTAAAGACTTTTCAATAAAAATTGGCATGCCTTATACTACTCTGTTATCTATATTAAAAAATGTTGGTGGTGCATCTATTGACAATATTTTTAAAATTTGTCGTGGATTAAATATTTCTACAGATGATTTAGAAAATTGCAGGATGCCTTCATCATCTGATTTATCATCTGATGAATGTAAATTAATTCGAAACTATCGAAAATTAAATAATACTGGTAAAACAGTTGCACAAGGGTCCATAGAAGCATTGACAACCCAAAGTCAATTTTGTACTAAAGTTAAGAGCGACGAGGCAATTTAATTGTCGTTGAGTTTATCCCGAAACGGAGATGATTTCCATGTTTGGTTTTTTTAAAAAAATGTTCTCTCCAAATCCAGCCTCTCCGGAAAAGGCTCGAAGAAAGACATTTACTCAAAATGAGATTTTAAATGATGATTGGCATGATACTACTTTCCCTTATCAAGCTACAATTTTAAATATTCAACGTGCCAACAGGTCATATGGAAGTACATGTCAAATTGCAATTAGATATATAGAAAATTGTAAATATAAAGATTATATTCGCCTCGTTAAACCTAATACAAAATCTTTCTCATTCGAAAAATATCATGGAATTACACAAGAAGATGTTGCTGATTCTCCTAATTTCTCAGATATATGGGAAACTATTCAACCGTATTTCAATAATAAAAATATAGTTACTTACTTTGCTGATTCTCATATAAAGGCTCTAAAAACAACTCTTAATAAGAATCACATTCCACTCCCTTCCATGAATGTCATAGACTTATATGAATATTTTTCTGAATATCATGAAAACTGGAATTCATTGAGTTTGGATTTTGTCGCAGAAAAATTAAACACCAACAGCGACCCAAACCCTAAAAGGGCAAAATATACGCTTGATACAATAAATGAACTACTTGAAATAATATATAAAAAACGGCCCGGCCGATTAAAAAAGATGTTTAACATCAAAAACAATAAGAAATAAATGAATTTAATTGAAGATTCTTTCAACTAAATTCAAAAAACACCCACCATTTATCAAAAGTTATTCAAAAGTTTCGAGTAGATTTCGACTATCTTTCGGGTATCTTTTAAAAATCGACAAATTTCAAAAGATGGTCAAAAGATTTTGCGTATCTTTTTATGTTCCATTTATGTTCCATTTTAAAACAAAAAAATCCCGGCTCCTTCTGCGATGGGAGCCGGAAATGGGAAGTGGTTGCTGTGGGCAAACCAAACATAAGACACTTTTATTATAACGCACAACGTGCGTTAATACATGCGTAAAGTGCGTTAACTTGTACATTAAGTGCGTTTTTGCCATAATAAGTTGCAATTATCTTCCAGGTATTTATTTATATTCATGTTCCGTAATAACAATGCCAGAGTTTAGTTCAATGCATTCTCTCTTGATGTGCCTGGTATAGTCTTTTGTCCAATCGGGATTTGGTTCCAGCATAATTTCTTTATTGCTTACAATGACATTAGTGACATATCCGCTCCGCTCGGTGCCATTGGGAAACGACACTGTCACAAAATGCGGCTGATTGTCATTCAACATGGTTTCCAACATATCCGAATCCATGATGATACTGTTCTTTCCGGCCAGCTCGTTGATTTTATTGGCAATTTTGTAGGCCAGACGTGCCCCGATAATATGCCACAAGACGGCAATCACCACAGCGATTCCCATGGGAATCAGGATATCGACCAACAATACAGGCTCATGCATAAGAAGTTTGTTGATAGGCCCATGGAACCAGCACACGATTTCCGCGCATAGCAATGAACTGGCTGCATATAAGAAATAGGTCATGATATTGCTTTGAATTGCTCCCGGAGTCGTATCACCGTTCAATAATTTTTGTATGGCCATGCCGATAAATCCAGGAGATAGGGAAACAATCGTAATAATAAAATTCTCCATATGCTTACACCACCATTCCATAAAAGAAGATGATACCCACGAACCAAAGCACAGACAAACCAGAGCAGCGTCAAGATGGTTTTACGTGTCCCAAACCACAACCACCAGCGACGCCACCCGCTTCATCTGATTCTCAGCCCAAATAATGCCCATACAAGAAATCCCGCATCCTGCTGACAACAGGTACGGGATGTGCCGGCGGTATTACCAGTACCGTATCGGCAAATTGTAAATCCACTATGCGAGGCCGATTTACTATACAATTATACCATGAATCGGCCTCTTTAACCAAATTAAGGAGGCTATAATTATGCCAAAAAATAAAGAAACTCAATCGATTAAAGCTGTCATCTATGCCCGTTACTCGTCTGATCGGCAGCGTGAAGAGTCCATCGAGGGCCAGATTCGTATCTGTGAAGACTATGCCCGGCGCAACGGCATGACAATCGTCCATGTATATGCTGACCGTGCCCGCTCCGGTCGTTCTGACCGGCGCCCGGAATTCCAGATGATGATCCGTGATGCCGGCACATCCGCTTTCAGTGTTGTCCTGGTCTATAAGCTGAACCGTTTTGCCCGTAACCGCTATGACAGCGCAAAATACAAGCACCGCCTCAAAAAGCATGGCGTAAAACTGGTGTCGGCCATGGAAAACATCGCCGATGATCCGAGCGGCATCTTGCTGGAATCGGTCATCGAAGGCATGGCGGAATACTACTCTGCCGAACTGTCGGAAAACGTCATGCGCGGTATGACGGAAAACGCGCTTGAAATGAAATGGCCGGGTGGTATTGTCCCCCTCGGTTATAAACTGGATAAGGACCACCATCTTATCATCGATGAAGAAAAGGCTGCCATCGTCCGCAAAATATTCAAAATGAATCTGGCCGGCCATACAGATGCTTCCATCGTCAAATATCTGAATGAGCATCACTATGTAACTGCAATCGGCCATCCTTTCAACCGTAGCAGTCTCAGATCCATCTACAAAAACGAACGCTATATCGGCACCTGGATGTGGAACACCATCCGCAAACCTCATGCCATTCCTCCCATTATCGATGAACAAACATTCTGGGCAGTCCATGAAAAACGAAAATACCGCCAAAAAAATAAGATCCGCGTATGCGGCGGTGAAAATTATCTCTTGTCTGGCAAGCTGTATTGTGGCCAGTGCGGCAAAAACATGGTAGGGACTGCCGGCACATCGCGAAACGGCACCCGATATCATTACTATTCCTGTACACCGCACAAAGAATCGAATTCATGCCCTGCCAAACGTATCAGAACCGACAAACTGGAAGACCTGGTCGTAAAAACCACAACACAAATTCTGTCCCGTCCTGATGTCATCCGGGCCATTGCTCACCAGGCTGCAGCTACTCAATCGAATCAGGCGGAATCCCTTGAAATGCAAGCCCTGCAAAATGAAATTGCCGACATCCGTAAAAAGCTCGATAATTGCCTCAAAGCCATCGATAACGGCATTTTCTCCGATGCCCTGACAAATCATATGCATGAATACGAAAAACGCCTCACAGAGCTAAACGACGACCTGTCACGTCAAAAGATACTGGTCTCCGCTCCAAACCTCACGGAAAAACACATCGAATTCTTCTTCCACTCCATCGCTGAGCAAATAAAAAAAGCGGACAAGTACAAGAACATATTACTCTCATCACTCATCCGCTGCGTCATCGTATATCCGGACTATATTGAAGTACAGTATAACTACAAAAAAGAACTACCAATCTTACAGAATCCTGTAAAACTGAGAAGTTCTTATTTGTACACTATGGTGGGCGATAACGGGCTTGAACCGCTGACATCCTGCTTGTAA